CAACTTTTAGCGCACGGCTCTCTCCCAAGAGCCATTTCCCTGGACCGAATACAGGAATCGTATTCGGTCTTTTTTTGTATCCCTTTTCAGACAAACACTTACTCGGTTCCGTCCGAAAATGTCCGAAAATTGTCCGAATCATCATATCCGGTTTTACAACCGTTATACCAGAATAAAATCGTTTTGGCGCGTATCGAGATACTTTTCGGTCGTCTTTTCCGAAACATGTCCGAGCAGTTTCTGCGCGAATTCTTTGCCAAATTCTTTCTCGTATAACCTTCCCGCCAGACTTCTGATCTCATGAAAAGTGGGTGGGTTGTCTCCCAGCCCATGCACCAGATCTTTGCGCGCCTTCACAAATCCTTTCGTTAATCCATCAGGGTGGATATTACCCATCGGGCTGTTTTTCCGAAAACCAGCGCTCACCAGAAAATCAGAGTTGTTCCCCACTTTGCATTGCTCAATAACATCACGCAAACGCAATCTGGTGCTTTCCAGGGATAAGTCCAGGCTAATCGCAATCCTCATTCCGGTTTTAATCTGGACGACATGAAGCCGGTCATTTTTGATGTCGGAAAACTTCATCGCAGCAATATCTTCGCGGCGCTGCCCGGTGCAAATTGCCAGGTCCATGCCGTTTGCGAACCACGCCGGCAGTGCATTCGCGTTTCGTCTGATCGATTTAAACAATTCCAGGTCCAGTCGTTTTCTTTTAACCTCTATTTTCGGTGATTTTGTTGGTTCAACCGGATTAACTGATACCCGCCCGTTAACAATCCCTTCCCGAAAAATGTCAGACAGAACCGACCGAAAGGTTGTGGCCATTGTCATCTTATCCTCGTCCGTCCATCTTCTGAGAAATTCTGCGATATGTAGCGTTGTAACTTTTGCCAGTACCATTTTCCCAAAATGCTCGCAGATGGTTTCAATATGCCCCTTGCGGGCCTTAAGCGTAACCTCTGCCAGATCGCGTTTATCAAGGATCTTCTGATACTCTTTCAGCCATTCAGCAACTGTGTACTCATGCTCACCTTTAAGCTGTTCCAGCAGTGTGACTGGGGAGTAATTCTGATCAAGAAAGTTATTTGCTTCGATCGCCTGGGCTATCGCGTCGCGCTTGGAAATTTTTCCCAGAGGTATTTCTTTCCCGGTTAACGGATTGCGCCAGGCATAGGTTTTACGTGACTGGCGGTAAGTCAGATTTCTTGGCAGATTAGAATCATATTTTTCCCGCCTTTTGCTCATTCTGCAGCTTCTCCAGCAATGTGCCTTTTCTTGGGCGCCGTTTATCCATTCCATTTACGGGCGCTTTCAAACAATGTTTATTTGGACGTATATAAATCGCGTTGGGCTCAACCTGATATCTGGTGCCGTGCCGTTCCGGTGGCGGATAAATGTTCCCGTTCCTTGCCCAGCGTCGTAACGTTGCTACAGAGGGAGGACAGGTGTAGGTATCTTCGGCCCATTCCTCAAGCGTAACGAGTTTTGCCATCACGTTGTTCCTCAACCCGACCAGATGATAATTGCCTGGCCGGGTAATTTCTGAATTACGGAAATCAGTTTGCTGTCAGGCGCTGCCAGATAGCCGAAACGTATTTAGCCTGATGGAGCGCATCAGTCAGGGCATTGTGCTTATCCCCCTCGAAGGGGATGTCGTATCGCGGATTGATACCAATGGCATTACCCAGCTCCACGATGGTGCGCACATCACGATCATTTACGAACCGCCAGGGCGCCGTGCCGCCTACCAACTCATAACTTTGCTTAAGCAGCACATTGTCAAAAGTTGCACCATTACCCCAGACCTGAACCGACTTAGCTCCGTTAGCTGCGTTCCCGCACAGGAATTCACTGAACAGAGTGAGGGCAACATCAAGATCGGCAGCGTCTTCAACCAGCAAGGCTGACCGGGCCTCGGATGATTGTTTCATCCACCACAAGATGGTACTGGCATCCGGTTTAGCCCCAAAGTTCATAGCGGACGTGAGATCCACCACCTGATAGAACTCCGGGCCTGTCTCGCCAGTTGATGGTTCGAAGAATACGGCACCGATGGAGACGACAGGGGCGTCAGGGTTTGAGCCCATTGTTTCTAAATCCACCATTAGATGCGTAAACAGTTTGCTGGTGGATATTGCCCCTTCTTCTGTTACGGTATCTGCCGACGGATCAGGCTCAACATCACCTGCAGTTGTTGCCTGGCTCGCTGATACCTGAGGATTACTTTGCTCTTCGATACTGACAGTCTCTTCCATCTGCACATTGCTGGTGGTCTCCGCGGAGTTTTCCGTTTTTGCTACTTCATTTGAGGCAATATTGATGACCGGGCTGTCTATTTTTTCAGATGATGCGAGCCCTTCGATGGAGAACACACCAGCGCCGAGGCTTTCAACTTTCGGCTGATTGGATGTTTCGGCTGAAGGTTTCAAAGTAGTCTCTACGGCCAGCTTTCCAACCACTGCAAATTCTGTAGATAACGCTTCAAGATTATCTGCCGGAATATCACCCCGAATTACTCCCGCAACGACGGCGGCACTATCAATCTGACGTGCAGCAGCGAGAATTTCTTCGGTTGGCTTTTCGTGGTTGCTTTCGGTCAGGTAGGCGTTGATGTAACCGGTAAGGCGTCCCGGATGTTTATGAAACTCAGGATGAGCGCTTCGGATCAGGGCGAAGATTACCGCACGCGAGTAATCAAGAACGCCCGCGGTTTTGCGAAGTGCTGCCGACCATTCCTTGAACGGGGTTTCTTTTTTCTGAACGATTTCTTTGGCGCGTCGATGGATGGAGCCTGGGATGTTGTAGATATCAAAATCCATGGGCAGCGTCGCGGCTGCAATTTCAATATCCAGCGTATCCAGAGTGTGTTCATAATCCAGGTTGCGATCTGTCGTGATGCCGCCGCCAGCGTTCGTGCCAGTGTCTGTGCGCTGAATGGCGGAAATGCGGTTACCTTTGGCCCATTCCTTCACAAGCAGACCTTTATCGATATACGCGGTTTCGCTCCAGGCTTTCAGGAACTGCAGCATTACGCCAAGTTCAGGCAATTTTTTATCCTGAGGGAATGCTTCTTTTAAAGCCGTGGTCAGTTTCCATAGGTCGTATTCCCTGACGTCTTTCAGGGAAGGGGTGTTTTCAGCGGCCAGGAGCAGGTTTTGTACGTACGAGTTATCCACGTCCATTTCCAGTGCAATAAGGGCATTTTTCTGCTCTGCCTGGATGTGGTAAGCGTATTCGCTTTCAGAGATAAACTGAGCGAGTAGACGCTGACGGAATGGCAGGGTTGCCACGGTAATAAGCTCTGGCATTTCCGCTTTCGGCAATTTTTGAACAATTTCAGTTGCGGTGGTGACGGGATTATCAATATCAGGCTGGCCCAGAGCGGTATCCGCCCAATCCTTAACGAGCCGCTGGCGCTCACCCGGTTCAGCTTTAACCCAGGCATCAATGAAAGCGCTGATGGTGCTTACTTCATGTGTTTGATCCATAGGGAAAAGCTGTTTTACAGCCTGAACAAGTTTCCACTCTACGTGGGCAGATAGTTCGTCAACGCCCAACACGTCCCGGCAAGCCTGCAGCAGGTTCTGTGCATAAAGGTTATTCTCGTCCGCCTCGATAGCGCCGATCTGGACGTGTTGGGTTTCGCTGATTTCTTTCTCTTCAGTGTCGTTCAGCAGGTACGCAATAAGGCGTTGCGGAAGTCGAAGCCGCGCTACAGGGCGGAGAAGTGCAGGGGTATTTGCCACATCCGCGTTGGCATTGTCGCTTAAGTCTGCCATTTGCGTGTGTTCAGTTGGAATGTTAACGGATCCAGCTTCGCTGGATATTTTGCTCCAGGACTTTCCATCTTCGCCAAGTTCATAGCGATCGCACCAGGTGTCATCCAGGACGCCTTCAGGGGGCAGGTCATCAACTACAAACCAGTTCGTACGCACCGGAAGCTGATAATCGGCTCCGCGACCAACTTCGATGTCGGCGTCGTCCAGTATATTGAGGATTTCGCGTTCTGCGCGCGAATCGGATTTTGCGTCAAACCAGCAAAAAAGGTTTTTTGCTTCAGCGGCTTTTGCTTTGGCTTTAATAAGATACGCATACGTAGCCATTGTGTTCGGGCTCCTTAAGGCTGTAAGATACCCGGGACTTTGATAGCTCCCTTCGGGTTGTGGTCATTGTTCAAAACTCGTTCCGGGAAGCTTTGGTCGGCTAACCGGGTACTGAACCCGCCTTGCGCGGGTTTTGTGCTTTATGGGGTAGGTGGTTTTCCGTTAGCCAGTTGCGTGACGGGAACCCATTCAAGCGCGTCCATTACCGGCTTAAAGCCGTCGGGGATTGCGGTGACCGCGCGGATAACATCAGCCACACTGGTATTTGACTTGTTGAGGTGATAGCCACCTCCCGGGCCGCGTTGACTACTCACGATGTTATTGCGGCGTAATTTGCTAAATATCTGTTCAAGATAAGAAACAGAAAGCTTCGACTCTGTGCTGATGAGTGACAGCGCTACAGGAGAGCCGTTATAAACCCGGCTTAAGACGGAGACGGCCTGAACCGATGCCACCACACGTTTCATTCCAAATTCCATGGTTATCCCTTTACCGGTTCTCGGCCATAGCCAGGGTTATCTTCAATCACATCGCGCAGAACCTGTATTGCTTCACCATGCGGGAGAGTTAGCGCAAGCTTAATGGCGGTACCGAACGACTCAGCGGCCAGTTCAAACTTCTGCGCGAGCCGGTTTGCTTCCTGTGTTTCTTCTTCTACAGCATCCATTTCAAACTGATGCTCCTGCCAAACTTCTTCTAAAACTTCTTCTTCCACTTCACCGCGTAGAGCCTCTTTGACTTCCAGAACGGGCAGGATGCCAATTAACTGCTCTGCTGGTGCGCTACTGAATCGCAATGCCAGTTCGTTTGCTGACATAAATCCTCCGGAAAAAAGGCCCGCCGAGGCGACGGGCAAAGAGAACTTTTCCAATTTAACCAGAACAGGTCTTCGTCTCCTGTTTGGTTGCGATGGCGGTATTGCCATCTCGATGCCCTTCGCGACGAGCATCAGGCTGGCAACAGCCGTGGTCATTACTCAAAACTCGATTAGAACTTCACTGCTGGCTGTTGGTCGTCAGCCCTAAAGCCATTCATTTCGTTACTATTTCCGGATTTCCTTTCTGCGCCAGGAAATAGCAGAGATGGCGAAGACGAGCTGTAAACCAGCCCAGGCGAATAGCCTGACACCCCACAGGGTTGCGTGCGTAATCGATCATGTTTTTATCCTCTTGATGCCTTTTGCGTCTGGCCGACGGAACGGTTGAAACCTGCTGCGCGATTAGTCTGGTCATCTCATCCGGTGTTTCGTATGCCGCCGGCAGCTACTTCGTGGGCGTCCTGCCTGGATGACTTATTGCTTGATGTGCTCGAAGTTTCACATGGCGTGAATATTTCGTCAATACAAAAAGTGAATTTTATTTTTCACAAAACGTGAGTGTTTTAGATATTAGGGCAAAAAAAAGCCAGCCGTGCGGCTGGTTTTGTATGATGGGAGTTTAGTTAGCTGTTTGATTCAGATTGATCATCAATCGGCTTGAACCTTCCGCGAAGGTATTTTTCGACGTACTCATCAATTTCTTTAAGTCGGATCTGGAAAACTTCAATCATTTTATCCTGCTCAGTTTCAGGTAATTGCTTAAACAGACTGAGCATTTCTCTTTGTTTTTCTGTGAGCCATTTATCTTCTTCGCCACGCTCACCAAATAGCAACTCGCCTGGTGTTGTGCCTAACACCCTTGCTAATACCATTGCGTCGTCTGCGCCAACATTCCTTAAACCGGATTCGTAATTGGCAAGCCGAGAGGGAGTTGACCATCCGCATAACTTTGCAGCTTGGGCCTGGTTTAATCCCTTTTGAATGCGCAGCGTTTTAATACGCTCGCCGATCTGTTCTGCAATTGTCTTCATGAGTCGATTTTATCACGCAAAGTGAATCATTATCGATTCACGATTATGTTGACATCCAATTCACGATATGTGAATAATACTCACACCTTACAGGAGAGTCGGATGAACTTAATTTCTCACTACCGCAAAAAAGCAAACATTTCCCAGCTTGCGCTTGCGCAACAGGTTGGCTGGAACCAACCACGCTTGGCGAACTATGAATCGAATCTGAGAACGCCGAGCCTGGAAGATTCTCGCCGTATCGTTGGCGCGCTGAATGCTCTGGGGGCAAGTTGTTCATTAGATGAGGTTTTTCCACCTTTAACAGATGATTAAGGATTGTGAATGCAAGCCATTAGTTATGAGCATGATAAACAAAAGGCTATCGCTCCGCTGAAAACGAAAAATCAGTATGAGCCTCGCCGCAGGGATAGCATTCGCCACCAGGCGTTATTTGCTGCCGTTCGTGAGTGGGAATCGACCCTCCCCGGACAGGCGCAACAAAAAATTGCCCTGCTGGTGGAAGAACAGTGGCATGAGCAAGGTGGGCGAGGGATCACCGTCAATAAGCAGAATTTATTCCGCTATCTGAAGAATGAACACCGTTCTTCGAAATACACCTCTTACGTTATGCAGCTGGCGTCGGCAATTTCCGCAGCCATGCCAATTGAAATCGCACGAAGGCACGGCTTACGTTCTGGAAAAACCGAAGCTGAGCTGGTGGCCAGCGCGGTTAAAGAATGTAGCGAGGCTCACCAGGCCAAATTGATAGGCGCTCCTCCCAGCAAGCTGGAGAAAGAGATCCGGGAAGCTGCAATTTCACTTTTTAACATGTTACCGGCGGATGCCGCAGGCCCACTGCTGGCAAGTATTAGCGCCGTGGCGCCGCAGTGTATTTGAAACGAGTTTTGACCAATGACCACAACGTCCGGGCAACCGGATAGCAGGAGTATTCATGGCAGCGCTGCCTTACATGCAACTTTACATTGCTGATTACCTGGCGGACACCATGCACTTGTCCACGGAGGAGCATGGGGCTTATCTGCTCCTCATGTTCAATTACTGGCAAACCGGGAGAGCAATACCAAAAAACCGCCTCGCTAAAATCGCACGGCTAAGTAACGACCGTTGGAGCGCCGTTGAGCCATCGTTAAAAGAGTTTTTCAACGACAACGGCATTGAATGGGTTCATGAAAGGATTGAAAGGGATCTTGAAGCAGTCCGTTCATCGGTAAGTCAGAAGTCCGCAGCCGGTAAAGCCTCAGCAAGGGCCAGAAAAGCCAAGAAACCAACGGAACAAGAACGGGGAGCTAACGACCGTTCAACAGGCGTTGATATTCCGTCTGAACAGGACGCTAACGGGAACTCAACTAATAAAGATCCAGATCCAGATATAGATACAGATCTTAAAGAAAGAGAGAGAGATGAGCGCGCGCCTGAAGAAATTCAGGGGGAAGAAAACCCGCAAGACATATTCGAGCCTCCGCCAGGCAAATTCTCGATCACCACCAGCTGGAAGCCAGCCCCTGAGTTCGAGCGCCGCGCCGCGATGTGGGGGATTTATCTGGGCGAAGCGCCTGGTTATACGCCGGAGGAGCTTCAGCAGTTCCGGGACTACTGGTCTGTCGAAGGCCGCGTTAAGCACCATCAGCAGTGGGAGCAGACTTTTGCACAGAGTCTGCGAAGCCAGCGGGAACAGGCAAAGCGCAATACGGGGCGGCAGAAGGCTATGGCATTCGCGATACCGCAACCTGATAACACGATTCCAGACGGATTCACGGGGTGATCATGAAAACCAGCAGCGAATTAATCGGACGCCTGCAGCGACTCATGCCGGCGGGTATTAAACCCAAGTTCACCAGCGCTGAAGAGCTGATGGCCTGGCAGCAGGAAGAGGGCCGAAAGCACTGCGCCGAGGTGGAGAAACTCAACCAGAAAGCGCGTGCTGATCGTATTTTCGGCCGCTCCGGCATCTGCGACCTGCACCGCAGCTGCACGTTCAAAAATTACCAGGTAAACGGCGAGGGCCAGCAGCTGGCGCTTACGATGGCAAAGCGTTACGCCCAGAACTTCGGTACCGGGTTCGGCAGCTTCGTGTTCAGCGGCGGTTGCGGTACCGGGAAAAACCATCTGGCGGCGGCGATTGGAAATTATCTGCTCGAGCGTGGCGCCACGGTTCTGGTGGTGACGATCCCCGACCTGATGCTGCGCGTCCGTGCCTGCTACGACGAGGGCGAATCAGAATCCGCGTTACTGGATGACCTTTGCCGCGTGGACCTGCTGGTTCTCGATGAGGTGGGGGTTCAGCGCGAGACGCGCGGGGAATTCGTCATCCTGAACCAGATTATCGATCGCCGCCTGGCATCCCTGAAACCCGTCGGAGTGTTGACCAACCTGAATCACCCCCAACTGACCGCCGTACTGGGCGAGCGGGTTATGGATCGCCTGCAAATGGATGGCGGTGTCTGGGTGAATTTCAACTGGGCCAGTTACAGAAAAAACGTCAGCCACCTGCGTGTGGTGAAGTGAGGAAATCATGACAACGAATTTTGTTAACGACGTGATCAACTTCCTGACTAACCGGGAAGGAGACTTGCACGAAATCTCTGCGGCTATCGGCATGGATCCAAACCGGACTTCAACGCTGCTTGGTGGGCTGTTGCGTAGCGGGAAAGTGATACGTTCAGGGCGGCGGCGCGAATATGTTTACGCGCTTGCTCCTGACTTTAAAACGCCGGAAGAAACCTTTCTAAGCCGTTTGGATGCCGTGGTCGCTGAGCTGAAAGAACGACGCAGAATGACGTATGCGGAAATAAAAACGCTACTGGGTACCAGCGACTGCATCACGCGCGAGTTTCTGATTCAGATTTGCAGGAAGGGCAACATCATCAAACAGGGTAAACAGGGTTATTTCCTGACATTTCAGGATTACGAGGCGTACGTGGAAGCCTTGGCTGAGCGCCGTAAGGCAAAGCGTAAAGCTGAATCCGCAGCCCGACGGGCGTCGCTTAAAGCGCAGCCCGGACCCGCAGAGCCGGAAAAACCAGCAGAACCGGTTAACGTAATCACTGATGAGTGCCGCCAGAACTGGCAGGGCTATAACATCCATAAAATCTTCGGGAGTGCCCGCGCATGAAAGACATGACCCATGAGCAGTTGATTCGCGCCACCTACGTGGTCGCTAAGTTTAAAGATCCGGAGACAGCGAAGCTGCTGACCGAACTGGCGGAGCGACTGGACTGTGCGCTGGTAGCGGCGCGTACGGCTTGTCTGGAACGTGACGCCGCTGTCAGAGCCGAAATTGAGTGGGAGACGGCCATGATGCAGGCCGTTGGAGAAGACGGGATTTGTGACGTGGTTCTTGCGATTGAGGCGTTAAAATCGGCTGCTGGAGAACAGCGAGCACAGGCATGGATTGACGCGAAAGATTTCACTAAATCCATGTTGGCTTCTGATTCAGTAGACCATATCGATTTCTTATTCGACGGTAAGGTTCAGCAGATTCGGGAGGGGCGGGCATGAGCAAATCACTAAACGCTCGTTGCATCCGTCGCTGGGAGGTTCAGATGCGCGATGTGTGCGATTCGAAAGTAAACCCGTGGTGGCGCATGCATCATCTTCGCGGTTACATCCGCGAGGCTGCGCTGACAACAGCTGACTGCATAGTGGACCGTCTGGCCTACAACAACGCAATGCATGATTTTTTCGCAGAAAACGGGGATGACACTGGCTGGTCTCCTGAGTTTTCAGTCTGGTACGACAGCAGGCGCCGCGAGCAGTACCTGAAAGAGGCTCGCGATTACCTGAACGAAGACGCCACCACTGACGAAATCGATGAAGAAATCCAGAACGAGCTGGAGGCATGGAATGACTGATTCTGTCACTTTGCACAATGCCGATTGCTTCGATATCTTCCCCACGATTGCAGACGGTTCTGTTGATCTAGTTTGCGCTGACATTCCCTACGGTACCACGCAATGCCGCTGGGATTCTGTCCTCGACTTGTCGCTGATGTGGGAGCAGCTCTATCGCATCGCTAAGCCGGCGGCGGCAATTGCCCTGTTTTCAGCCCAGCCGTTTACCAGCGTGCTGGTTGCCAGCAACTTACGGCACTGGCGCTCTGAATGGATCTGGGAAAAAGGTAACGCCACAGGCTTCCTGAACGCTAAAAAGCAGCCGCTGCGCGCGCATGAAAATATTGAGGTTTTTTACCGCCGCCAACCGACTTACAACCCGCAGATGACAGAGGGCCATACCCGCAAAATCAGTAAGCGGAAGACTGTTAACTCAGAGTGCTACGGTAAGGCGCTGACGCTGACTAAATATGATTCGACAAAGCGTTACCCACGCGATGTTCAGTTCTTCTCGAGCGATAAGCAAACCGGGAATTACCACCCAACACAGAAGCCGCTGGCGCTGGTGAAATACATCATCGCAACCTACAGCAATCCGGGTGACGTGGTGCTGGATTTCACAATGGGCAGTGGAACTACAGGCGTGGGATGTCAGGAAACTGGCCGTACGTTCATCGGCATTGAAAAAGAGACGGCAATTTTCCTCACCGCCTGCCAGCGCATGGGCATTAAGCAGGAGCGTGCAGCATGAGTGACACATTACTCGAGTACGCAAACCGCCGGATTGTGGAACTGGAAAGCCAGCTGCTGGTGGATGTGCAGGAAACAGTCTGGCCCGCTGAAGTCGGCATGGTCTATTCACAGCTAGAAAGCGCCGGTGATCTCCCGGCGCATCACCAGCGCCGCCTTAAACATCACATCAACCGCATGTGGCTTGAAAAAATGCCGGTACCGGCGATCGTCACTGCTGCCCGTTCGCTGGCTGAGGCCATGGAGAAATACGCGTGAAAGAAATCATTGTTGATAATTTTGCCGGTGGCGGCGGGGCGTCTACCGGTATTGAGCTGGCGACTGGCCGCAGCGTGGATATTGCCATCAACCACGACGAGAACGCCGTGGCGATGCACACCACGAATCACCCGGATTGCTGCACTACTGCGAATCCGTTTTAGATGTTGATCCGGTCTCGGCAGAGGAATTCGAGGCTATGAGTTACTGCGAACAGCTGGCGCACCGGACTAAGTCGTGCTTGGCGGCGATGGTAGGGGGTGCGCCAAAAATTAAAGCATAAAAACGAAGAAGGGGCCGACATCTGTCGACCCCTGAAATAGGGTGCGGGGTTCGAACCCGCGGTACGGGTTTATGGCCCGTACGCCTCATTATCAGTGAGGTGCCTTCAACCACTCGGCCAACCCTCCATTTTACCTTGCAAGCAAGGGGTGAACGAAATATAACTGCATAATTATCAAAATCAATGGTCTAAAGAATGCTTTTTTGACGGAGGCCGCATATTAGGTTGATAAAAATAGTGCAAGCAGTTGTGCGCTTCTGGTATGCGGTACCGCCGCCATTCGCCGAGGCGCTGGTGCGCGCAAATTTGCCGGAAATGTGTCAGACGTGGGCAGCGGCTTAACCTATTACCCCCCTCTAGCAGAGGGGATTTTTATGTCATAGTGGAACCTTGCAGTATCGCTTCCAAAATCGTCAACTACAGGATACGCGAACATGTTTGAGGAAAATAAAAAATGACTATTGTATTTATCCCTGCCTTGGTTACAGTCCTGACTGCAAAAGAAACAGAAGTCGAGAGAGAGCTTGTTAAAGAAGAGGTTGAGTCAGTACGTGATTCCGCCACAGCTGTTCGAGTGCCGATTGAGGTTGCCAGAAATATGGTAAAAGAGAGGGGTTATCTCGACATCGATCCTGAGAATGTTTGGGAGGAATGGCTTCTGTATAAAAAAATGACTTCTGAAAGTTAAACGAGGGCGGCTGCCTTTCGCTAAGGCGCCAGTTAGGGCGAATTTGCCGGAGTTGTGCTCGGTGAAAGAGCGGACAGCGTAATCTCGTTTTAAGCTGCACGGATATACAAGTTTGGGCAGCTTAGAGCGACCTGCAGACCTTGCTAGCAGCGTTAAGTGTGAATAAACAGGGAGCAGGTCAGATGTAATCTTTTAAGAAAAATGATACTTTTAATGAAAATTTAATATGGATGTTCATGATGACCCCTGAAAATAAACCACTGATTTATCTTTTAAATACTTCCAAAAAGGTTGAGCAGGCTCTAAGCCCTGTATTCAATGTAAACCATTGTTGGATGAATGGATATGAAACATATGAAGCAACCAAGCATCGTCCTTTAGAAATACCCTATTCTTCTGAACTTCCTTCAAACTTACATGAAGCTGAAATAGTAGTTATTGATACAGGTTTAAGAGGGAGCTTTATTAAAGGTCATTCATCTATAAAAGTGATTTATCGACATACGCCTAGCTTTGTTGACCTGTTTCCTATCGATATGTATACAGCTATTACTAACATTTTCTCTACTGAAAAACTTCAACTACTTTTTATTTTTTGTGAAAGCAATAATGACGAAGTTTATACATTTCAGAATGAAGCAGGAGGACTCAGTCAGATTCAAATTAATACTTATTGTTTTCCAAAATATCATGGCTTCAAGCCTTCAAAAAGAGTTGGAAACAGAATGAAGGTGGTTGCTGGACAGAAAGGAAAAGAGATAAAGCAATGTCTCGAAAAATACCTTCCACAATCAAAGTATAACTTTGTTTTCCAAGTATATCAGGGTGAAAATTCTCAAGATATCCCTTTGCTCGTTAACGAAGCTGGAGAATGTGTTGCTTTTTTAAGAAGGATGGGTTCTAAGGTTGTATTCTTCTTTCCAGAAATACATGACAAGGCAGGTTTGTTATTAGATCTTTTTAATAATATTTTACCGGACATTGGTTTTAGTGGTGAAATATTCCCAAATCATGGGAGCTTCAAATGGATTAACGATTTCTCATATATCTCTTTGGATGAAAGAAATAAACTAGTGGATATTGATGATGAGATAAAAAGGCATGAAGAAACCTTGTTGTTTCTTAAAGAAGAATATGAAAGAGTTCATTCCAAAGATGAAAATGTAAAGCTCAGGGCTATGCTGAAAGAAACCGGGAATGAGCTTGTATCTGCAGTTAAATGGTTTCTTGAGTATATAGGCTTTACTAATGTGGTAGATCCAGATAAAGATGTTGATGTAGACGCTGGAGAAGTATTTGAGGAAGATTTGAACTTTGAGTATAACGGTGTTCACTTCTTGCTGGAAGTCAAAGGGATTGGAGGCACTTCAACAGATGCTCAGTGTGCTCAAATCTCAAAGATTGTCTTACGTAGGAGGAAAGCTAATCCGAGTAATACATACAAAGCCGTCTACATAGTCAATCACCGTAGATACAAAGCGCCAAAAGAAAGAGAGGTTATCCCTTTCAATGTTAACCAGATTGAAGATGCTGAGATGGCTCAACGCGGCATGACATTTACCTATGAGCTGTTTAACATCTATTACATGATAGAAGCAGATATTATTAGTAAAGAAGCAGCTCGTGATGCCTTTAAGCAAGAGGGACTCATTAACTTCAGGCAAAGCCTTCATAAGCTTGGGTTTAATCACTGCTACAATAAGGCATTAGTCTACTCCTTAGTCATACCCGAAGGCGGTTCATTTACTATCACTAAAGCTGACAAAATTGCTATTCAAGATAATGATAATCACTGGCACCGGTTGTCTATTGAAAGTTTACAGATAGACAGGGTTGATTATGAAGAAGTCAGAAACGGTATAGTTGGCGTCAAGGTTGATAAGCTGGTGCCTGGAGCAAGAGACTACTATGTAGTGAAGGCTTAAGATGTTCTACCATTAGCTAAGCTCCGAAAATGGACTTTTGCTTAGCTGATCAACTGCCCCCCCCAGATTAGTACATCCTGATGTTAGCAACGTCCGCTTCTTGCGCAAAGCGGACGTCAGACCAAACTATAAATCCTCAGCTCATCCTTACACGTGAAGCAAGCCGAACAAGAACCCAAAGTTATGCTGATGTAGCATTTTTAATCAACAGCTTACGGCTTTTTAAGCCTTCGTCCTGTGTCGCAATTTGTACTTATGTCATGTTGATCATTAACTCGTTAAGGTGTACTGTTTATTTATACAGTATTTTTATGAGAGGGATGATCATGAAGGTCGAAGTCACTATCGAACGTACAAAAAAACTTCCTGATGGCGCACTCCCCGCGCTTGAAAATGAGCTTTTGAAGCGACTAAACAAACGCTTCGAGGGGTGCAAGCTTACCGTACGCCGGGCGTCTAATGACGGGCTCAGTGTAATCGGTGGCGATAAAGATGAGATCGCAAATATTCTGCAGGAAACCTGGGAAAGTGCTGACGAGTGGTTCTACTGATTTTTGTTTTTGTATTGATTCGTTCAGGCTTTGGCAGGGGGACAAGAAGTGGAAGATGTTGATGACATGCCGTCTAAAGGTTACGTGGTGATTCGTTGCGATGATGGCGTTATTGTGGCAAAACTGCATTCTTTTCCAGAATGCGAGCGCGCCCTGATGTACCGACGGGGCGATTTAGTTTCTTTCATGCCGCTGGCGGAAGACGAGATAATTGGTACGCCGACTATGTTTACCGAGATGCTAAAAAAAGCTGGCTACCACGTTTCGATTCCCTCTGTTAGACTCTCACCGCGGGCCTGAACAACCCGCAACCTGCTGCGCCACGGAGAGATACCATGGCGCAAAATCACATCAAAAAAATCCTTTCACTGACGTCAATCGACGCCAGCGATTTTTCGTATCCGGTATCCGCTGGTGGTGCCCAATGAAAATGACCTGGTTCAAATACGACAATCTCACCACGGAAGAGGCCGACGAGTTGGTGGCACGTTACACCCGCAACGGCATTAAAACTGAAAAAAGCCTCTCAAGCGATGTCAGGTTCTGGATTGTTAGCGCGCTTTTGCCCGAAGCAGGTCAGACACCGCGTTCAGATAAAACCTACCAGCAGCGGATGTGGGGTCGATGATGAAGCTCTACAACATCAACCCCATGGGTAAACCGCGCATGACACGTGCTGATAAGTGGAAAAAGCGTCCGGAGGTTCTCCGGTACCGCGCGTTTTGCGATCACGTTCGACTGCTTGGCGTCGTGTTGCCGGAAGCCGGAGCACACGTTACGTTTATCCTCCCGATGCCACCGAGCTGGAGCAAGAAGAAGCGCCTGCAGCACGACGGTCAGCCCCACCAGGCAAAACCTGATTGCGACAACATGCTGAAGGCGTTGATGGATGCCATCTACGTGGACGACGCCCACGTCTGGGATTGTCGGGTAACGAAGATCTGGGGCGAAACCGGGCAGATCATTATCTCGGAGGCCCCACTATGCGAGCCCTCCTGAAACCTGACATCGCCAGGGGACTGGGTATTGTTCTGCTGAAACCGGGTAGCGAGCTGATGAGTATCTTCAGTTCTGGCCGTGTGCTGGTGGAACGTCAGCCTGATAACATGGCACATCTTGAAAGCGGCCCGGTACCGGAGGCGCATCAACCCTTAACGCAAGATCCCGAGCTTATCCCGTTCCTGCTTAATTCGAGAGTCATCCAGGCTGCTGGAGGGATATCGTCGCTGGAAAACTGGCTACTGCGCCGCGGCGGGTGCCAGTGGCCGCACAGCGACTATCATCACCATGAACTGGTAACGATGCGGCATGAACCGGGAGCAATAAGACTGTGCTGGAGTTGCGACAACCTGCTGCGCGAGCATACAACCCGTCAACTTCAGGCAATCTCAGAGCGCAATGTGATCGAGTGGGTTATCGACCAGATTCGTTTAAAGCTGCGCATTGATCAGTATCGTGAAGTTTCTCTGGCTGAACTGTGCTGGTGGGCGTTTCGCATGGCGCTAACTGACATGCTGCCTGAAGGTGTTGCCCGCCGCGCCTTTGATCTGCCCCCGAAGATTATTCAGTCCGTTACGCGGGAAAGCGATATCAAGCCGGAAGTAACGGCCACCAGCATCATGCAGGTTAAATCTGATGACGCCGCGGCACTTCGAGAATCGCTCCTCCAGGAATCGGTAAAAAGCGTAGTGAATATTGCGGTAGATCCAGAACCGCCAGCGGCATCCATGTCACGCCCCAAACTTCACCGCTGGCGGAACGCGAAATTTCTCCGCTGGGTTAAAACTCAGCCTTGTCAGTGCTGCGGCCAGCCAGCTGACGATGCTCATCATCTAATTGGCTGGCGGCAGGGTGGTATGGGTACCAAAGCGCATGACTTCCTCACGATCCCGCTTTGCCGTATACACCACACCGAATTGCATAACGACCCTAAAGCATTTGAACAAAAATACGGCACGCAGCCTGAACTGATTATTTATTTGCTGGACCGGGCGTTTGCGCTCGGCGTTCTGGCGTAAAGGAGAAGAAAATGACACCACGTCAACGCCGGCAGCATTATGCAGGGCTGGGTATTGTTGCTACAGCGCCACGTAAAAGTTATCTGGGAAAATTTACGCCCTTAACAACGATTCAGTCTGCCTGGATTGCATCGCTGCTTACCGTATGGGGTGAGTGCGTCGGAGGTAGAACACGAGCGCAGTATCGATTGGAGAACTGTAGCCGGTTCTGGACACATGCAAAAGAGGCGGAGTGGTCAGATACACAGTTATCACGCATTACCGCCGCAATCGAACAGGCACGGAAAGAAGGGTTCAGGGGAGCGCAAAGTGTGGCTCGTGCCAAAACGTTGCTATGGGGGCAGTTATCGGTTCGTGAAATAATCGAAGAAACCGAACGTCGTGATGATGCTGATTTTATCGAAGGGGTGATGCTGCAGACGTTTAAGTCTGATGATCCTGTTTATCTGGTGGGCATGCAGTTCTACACGACGAGAAACAAGATTTCCGACATTGCGCGTGAATTGCAGTCTGTAGCTCCATGGCTGACGAACGGCGAGGCCCGTAAGCGTGTGCGCTGGTGTATTGAGATTTTTAGGGCAAAAACATTCCTGGCAGTACGGCGTAAACTGGATGATGAGTAAAAAATCATTTTAACAAAAAGTGCTATTTCTTCGGCTATGCGTTGAAAACGGGCCAGAAAACTGTTCTATTTGTTCATGCTTGGCAGAGCTGCGCCGCGATGGCAGCGACTAAAAGCAACTACAAAATTCATGAACCTCGCTTCGGCGGGGTTTTTTATTACCAAATTAATGCATTCGGCTCATTTTTCGAGCCGAATAAGGGCGTTAATTGGCTCATCAAGGTCACCATAACGGTGACCTTTTTTATTTCCATCACACAGCACTTCCCAAAAGCGGAGGTGAGAGACATGTCCAATATGAGCAAATTAGCTTCTGGCGCTGCCTATGGCGCATCAGCCGGGACGGTAGCTAATGGCTTGCTGACCCGGCTTAGTCCTGACGAATGGAGCGCCATTGGCGTTATCGCAGGCATCGTGGTTGCGCTGCTGACGTTTGCTATCAACTGGTACTACAAGCGCAAAACGACACTGGCGCAGATCGAAGCCCTTCGTAAGTGGCCGGTGAACGGTCCCACAATCGAGGAATAACCATGGCAATTCCATCATCACTCAGGAATAAGTTGCTGGCCGCTGCGGGCGGTGGAGCAATGATTATTGCCACTGTGTTTCTTGGTGGTAAGCATGGCGTCGAGGGTCGCAAGTACGAAGCGTATAAGGATGTTGCTGGAGTCTGGACCGTCTGTGACGGACACACTGGCACCGACATCATTCGCGGCAAGCGTTACACCGACCGGGAGTGCGATCAGTTGCTGTGGAAAGACCTGCAACCCGCAAAGCGCACCGTGGATAAGCTTGTAAAAGTGCCGCTGAACGAATACCAGAGGGCGGCGTTGTACAGCTTCGTGTTCAATGTTGGCTCTGATGCGTTTTCAAAATCGACTCTGCTTCGCAAGCTCAATAACGGCGACCAGAACGGAGCCTGTGATGAAATGCGCCGCTGGGTTTATGCTGGTGGCATGAAGTGGAAGGGATTGCAGAACCGTCGCGAGATGGAGCGATCAATGTGCCTGGCGGAGAGCAAAAATGACCTTTAAAGCCTGGCTGATTATCGGCATAGAGCTGCTCTTATCTGTCCTGATTATTTACGTTCTGCTCGGTCAGATAGGTGATGCGAATAAGCGTGCTGAAGATGCCGAGCAAAACCTGAAACTGGCAAATGCCACCATCAATGATATGACTGTGCGCCAGCGAGACGTCGCAGCGCTCGATGCGAAATACACAAAGGAGCTGGCTGATGCCCGGGAAAATATTAATCAGCTTGAGCGTGATGTTGCTGCTGGCCGTAAGCGGCTGCAAATCTCCGCCAGATGTCCCACGAACGGAGCGCCCAGCGCCACCAGCGTGGATGATGGCTCCGGCCCCCGACTTACTGACGCCGCTGAACGGGATTATTTCACCCTCAGAGAGCGTATCGTCACCGTCACAAATCAACTGACCGGTCTGCAGGCGTATGCGCGCGAGCAGTGCCTGAATTGAAAGGGCGAATAATCAGTTAAGTAGTATACGGGATCTTGAAAGAAGCAGAGTATTAGAGCTAAGAGCGTGAGACCTAACGTGCGGTTTTAACACTTTAGGATTCACATTTTGTAAACTTTTGCTATATTGCAACTGATGCCAACAGCCGTTTCTCTATTAAAATAAATTGTTATCGTGTTGGCAGTTTTTTTATGACTACACGGAATGATGTTATGTCAGAAGTTGCAGCGGAGCTAGCCGAGCAGTCTTGGCCTGATTTTTATCCCAAAGGTGTTCCTCCAAAAACGGCTGTAGATGCCGAGGGTGAGTTTTATCGTTTGGTTAGAGCTAACCCCCCGACTTCAAATTGTTTCCTTTCTACCCATGAAGAGTATCCGAATAGGCATAAAAAATGTTGTGGAGAAGCTCTTCAGTGCGTATATGGCACATCTTTTTTTTCTGAAGAAAGAGGTGCTACAGATGCAAAGGCTAAGTTTCCAGCGGCGTTAGGTGATCGTACCGTTGCTAAAGGTAACGTAATGCCATTCATGGGAGTTATGAAAAAGACTTTTGCGGATCCTGCTCACTATACAATATGGCTAACGGTAAATAGTTCTATCCATGAGCATTTTGCTTGTTTAGGAGAAGACTCATGAGTAACGTTTTTCTGCCTAATACAATGATGGGGACTCTGCGCTATAAAAGGGTGTATGAGTTTTTCGAAGAACCTCGTTTCTTTTCAGCAGAAAATGAAGTTAGTTCATTATTTGTTGTTTATTGGATTGGTGAGGACGAGGACGCCGATAGCTGGTATGTTATCCCTGTATCTCCAACACGATTGGAGTTAATTGAAAGAAAACGAATTGATTTGCGTTCAGTTTTAATCGATCAGGAACAATCATTTTTCTATGAAGTACTCGCCCCTTATGATCGGAAGGTTGCGCCTAAATGGAATGTTAAAGGCGTAGATGCCATCTATGATAATGCTTTGCCAGCTCAGGGACTGTTTATTAGCTCTGTGGTTCCTGTTTTAGAAAATGGTCGAATTGGTGAAGCAATTAAGTATTCAACACATGAGATTCATTTAGAAAAAAGCTCAAAGAAAAGTGCTGGAAATTTGGTGCTAAGTCACGTTTCGAATGTGTGTGATAGCTTTAGTGCGTTATATGACAGTTTGCTGGAGTTTAGCGGTCTCAAAGACAAGTTACGTCCAGTTGATGCTCGTCCGGGTTCGTTCATCCTTTCATTCCAAGCTGAAAAGCTGAACGCCTATGAAGAGATTTTACGTGATTTGAGCGCTCTTATTGAGCGTCGTGCTGATATAGTCGATTTCATACAAAAGAATGGGATAGATATCCAAGCTTTTTCTGATTTGCTTCAGTCTATTGTATCGACTGGAACAAATATGGAATTAAAAAGCAATCAGACTGGTGAGGTTATATTTCTGCTGACTAAAGCAGGAGCTGAGTTCTATCTTAGGGTAATCAGTAGGATGTCTGCACTTGCTGTTAGTGGTCATCAAATTCCGCAGGCAGATACTTTAGAAAAAGTTTTTAAAGTAGTTGAAGTCAAATGGAGTGGTGAGCCTTGTACTGTAGGGAATACAGGTTTGCAAGAAAGACACGTGTATTATTACCTACATGCTGCAAAAGTTTTAGGGTTGCTAAATGCCAATGGCAATGTAACTGCGATGGGGCAAAAGTTAATTCAGTCGGGACAAGAGAACAAATATAAAATTGCTGCAAGATGCTTTGAGGTGAGCCATATTGGTTGGGCTTGGATTAACTGGTCAGAAGTTGAGAATTTATCTCAAATAGATCCAGACTCAGCTGAGAAATTTTTACTTGAACAGTGCAATTCATTAAGCAAAGACACTATAGCCAGAAGGTCGCGAACTCTTAGACACTGGGGCAAAGAGCTTAAGGAAAAATATACTCCGCTCTAATTCCAAATATAAAGTATCGCAATTCCACACCCCGCTAATGCGGGGTTTTTTGTAGATAACCCCTCTAATTTGCGCGGGTCCTCCCGGCGGGGTTGCCTACCACGAGGCGGCGGGCACGCGGAAAACGGCTGGTTTTTGAGATCTATGGTCATCATCATCATGTGCGCAAGTTGCTGATTTTTCGCTGTGGCGATTTGCAAAGATGTCGAAAAGGTTAAAAAGCGCTCACCATCATGGACCAGGAAATCGCTTCCCTGAAGCTCAACATCAACCAGCTCGCCGGGATCACTAATGTGCATCGCCAGACGGTAGCCGCCAGGCTTAAAAACGTCGAGCCAGCCCCTGGCAGTAACAGCAAGCTGAAACTTTATCTGGTCACCGACATCCTGACGGAACTCATGGTACCCACGGTTTCCGCCACTGTGGATGACATGCAACCCTCTGACAGGCTGGCTCACTGGAAAGCTGAAAACGAACGGATCAAGTTCGAGCAGGAAACGGGGCAACTTATTCCGGCGGAGCAGGTCGCCCGGGAATTTGCTGTCATGTCAAAGGCCGTGGTTCAGGTTCTGGAAACGTTACCCGATATCCTTGAGCGTGACTGTGCATTATCGCCCGCAGCCGTCGCCCGCGTGCAGAGCGTTATTGATGATTTACGCGACCAGATAGCCCAGAGGGTTCTGGACGCAGAACCGGAGGAGGACCAGCCTGAGGAGGACTGATGGCGAAGCGGGCATCCGCAAGGGGTATCCGCAGGGATATGCCTGGAATTCTTCGAGCCCCGCGACGCATGCTGGTGGCCGAGGCGGTCAGTAAATATATGCGTGTCCCTATGGGCGCGGGAAACTCGGTCCCGTGGGACCCGAATCTTGCACCCTACGTTATAGAGCCAATGAATTGCCTGGCATCCCGTGAATATGATGCCGTCGTGTTTGTAGGCCCGGCGCGAACCGGGAAAACTATTGGCCTGATTGACGGGTGGGTGGTTTACAACGTGGTTTGTGACCCCTCCGATATGTTGATCATACAGATGACGGAAGAGAAGGCGCGCGAACACTCGAAAAAGCGTCTTGACCGTACCTTTCGCTGTAGCCCTGAGGTAAAGAGCCGGCTCAGTCCGCGGCGTAACGATAATAACGTTCACGATCGCACATTCCGGGCAGGCAACTACCTGAAGATTGGCTGGCCGTCAGTGAACATCATGTCCTCCTCGGATTACAAGTGCGTTGCGCTGACTGATTATGATCGTTTCCCCGAGGATATCGACGGGGAAGGTGATGCCTTTTCGCTTGCGTCAAAACGTACCACCACCTTTATGTCCTCGGGTATGACGCTTGTGGAAAGCTCTCCCGGGCGGGACATCATTGATACCAAATGGCGGCGCACGTCGCCCCATGAAGCGCCGCCAACGACCGGCATTCTGGCGCTCTATAACCGCGGCGATCGCCGCCGCTGGTACTGGCCGTGCCCGCATTGCGGCGAATATTTCCAGCCGGAAATGCATGCCATGACTGGCTACCGTGAAATCAGTGACACCGTTAAAGCCAGCGAAGCCGCGCATATCTGCTGCCCGTCATGCAACGGGAAAATCACCGCAGATATGAAGCGTACGCTCAACCTGAAAGGGGTCTGGCTGCGCGAAGGGCAGCAAATTGATCGCGAAGGTAGTATCACCGGCGAGGCGCGGCGCTCCCGCATCGCCTCGTTCTGGATGGAGGGGCCTGCCGCGGCATATCAGACCTGGGCACAACTGGTTTACAAGCTGCTGACGGCTGAGCAGGACTACGAAGTTACGGGCAGCGAAGAAACACTCAAGACGGTTATCAATACCGACTGGGGACTTCCTTACCTTCCGCGATCCGGCCTTAACCAGCGTAAGGGTGAAGCGCTGCAACAACGCGCCGAGCCAGTGGAAAAACGCCGGGTGCCTGCCGGTGTTCAGTTTCTTGTGGCCACGGTTGATGTGCAGGGCGGACGCAACCGCCGGTTTGTTGTTCAGGTCGTGGGTTATGGCGCACAGGGTGAGCGGTGGATAGTGGACCGCTACAACATCCTTCAGTCCCTGCGGACGAACGCCGACGGCGAAAGTTTTCACATCGATCCGGCAAGCTATCCGGAGGACTGGGAACTGTTGCGCACGGATGTGCTGGAGAAAACCTGGGCGATCGAAGGCGAGCCCGGAATGCGCATGGGCCTGATGGCGATGGCGGTGGACTCCGGCGGTGAGGACGGGGTTACGGATAACGCTTATGAATTCTGGCGGCGCTGTCGCCGGGATGGACTGCAACGCCGGGTCTGGCTGTTTAAGGGTGACAGTCAGGCACGTGCAAAACTCATCACCAGAACGTATCCCGATAACACCGGGCGCTCCTCCCGCCGCGCAAAGGCGGCAGGTGATGTTCCTCTTTATCTTCTGCAAACCAATGCACTGAAGGACCGGATCAACAACGCCCTGTGGCGTGATGTTCCCGGGCCGAACTATGTTCATTTCCCCGACTGGCTGGGGGAGTGGTTCTACGACGAACTGACCTATGAGGAGCGTTCCCCTGATGGTAAATGGACGAAGCCCGGTAAGGGCGCTAATGAGGCGTTTGACCTTATGGTGTATGCACATGCGCTGGTCATTCTGCATGGTTACGAAAAGATTAAATGGCCTGATGCGCCGGAATGGGCGCGCCGCGACTCCTGGGTTGTGGCTGAAATGGCAGATGGCCCGACAGCTTTGGAGGCTGTTACTAAGCCGGTACCGGCAGTATCTCAGCAGAAGGCTAAGTCACCATCCCGTGACTCGGTTTGGGCACCATCAACATCAGGAGGCTGGGTGTGACGCTTAACGATATCCAGAATATGGTCGACCGCTACACCGAGGCGGAGCTAACCGTGCTGCAGGGGAAATCCATCACCTTTAATGGCCAGCAGATGACCATGGAAAACCTTAGTGAAATCCGTAAAGGCCGCCAGGAGTGGGAGCGAAAACTGGCATCGGCAACTGCCGCTGCAGCGGGACGCGGTTCCGGTGGATTTAAACTGGCGAGGTTTCCGCGATGAGCCTGCTGGATAATGCAATTGGCCTGCTCTCACCGGGATGGAAAGCAGCGCGGCTGCGTTCCCGGATGGTGATCCAGGCATATGAAGCGGTAATGCCGACGCGTACTCACCGCGCCCGCCGCGAAAACCGCACCGCCAACCAGTTAACCCAGTTCGGTGGTCGCTCCCTGCGCGAGCAGGCGCGCTGGCTGGACTGCAATCACGATCTGGTGATTGGTGTGCTCGACAAGCTGGAGGAACGCATTGTCGGCGCAAAGGGCATCATTGTGGAGCCCCAACCGCTGCTGGCAAACGGTCAGCTGGCTGACGGGCTGGCCACCCAGATTCGCGCAAAGTGGTCTGAGTGGTCGGTGTCTCCTGATGTAACCGGGCAGTTTACGCGGCCTGTGCTTGAGCGCCTGATGGCGCGAACCTGGCTGCGTGATGGTGAAGTCTTTGCCCAGCTGGTAAGCGGTACAGGAAACGGCCTGTCACCGGTGGCAGGCATCCCGTTCTGGCTTGAGGCGCTGGAGCCGGATTTTGTCCCGCTGGAAAAAACCGATCCCAGCCAGAAACTCAGCCAGGGCATCTATCTGAACGACTGGGGGCGTCCGGTGAAATATCTGGTGTACCGCAACATGCCCGCTGAAGGGATGATGCTGGGCGAAACCAAAGATATCGTCGCTGAAAACATGCTGCATCTGAAGTTCATGCGCCGCCTGCACCAGTTACGCGGTAACTCACTACTGGCGGGTGTGATGATGCGCCTGTCTGCACTGAAGGAATATGAGGACGCCGAACTAACCGCAGCGCGTATCGCTGCCGCGCTGGGCATGTTCATCAAAAAAGGCGATGGTCAGACTTATGACGAAAACAACGTCGGCAATAGCAGGGAGCTGAATATTGAGCCCGGCATGCTGTTTGACGATCTGCGTCCCGGTGAAGATATCGGGATGATCAAATCCGACCGACCCAATCCCAACCTCGAAACCTTCCGCAACGGCCAGCTGCGTGCGGTTGCTGCGGGTTCCCGCGGCAGCTTCTCCAGCATCGCCCGGAATTATGACGGTACCTACAGCGCCCAGCGCCAGGAGCTGGTGGAGTCCACTGAAGGTTACCTCATTCTCCAGGATGCCTTTATTGCTGCGATCACCCGCCCGATGTACCGCGCATGGCTGAAGATGGCTGTCGCCTCGGGAGAAATCCAGCTGCCACGCGGTATGGATAAGGCATCGCTTTACAACGCGGTGTATTCGGGGCCGGTCATGCCGTGGATTGACCCGGTGAAAGAGGCGACCGCGTGGAAGCTGCTGTTACGCGGTGGCGCGGCCACGGAAAGCGAATGGGTGCGCGCACGCGGTGCCAATCCGGATGACGTAAAACGCCGCCGCAAGGCAGAGGTGGATGAAAACCGCAAACAGGGGCTGGTGTTCGACACAGACCCGGCAAATGACAAAGGAGACACCAGTGTCCAGGAAACGAAACCGGGTAATGAACCGCCCGAAAGCCAGCGTAAAAAATAGCTGGTTCCGTATGCAGGCCAGCGCCGACAGCGAGGCCGAGATCTACATCTACGATGAAATTGGCTACTGGGGGGTAACGGCAAAACAGTTTGTGGCCAACCTGAAAGCCCTGGGTGATATCACCCATATCAAACTGCATATCAATTCGCCGGGTGGCGATGTCTTCGACGGCATCGCCATTTTTAATGCCCTGAAGTTCCACGGCGCCGCCATCACCGTTTATATCGATGGCCTGGCTGCGTCAATGGCCTCGGTCATCGCCATGGTCGGAAACCCGGTCATTATGCCGGAAAACACGATGCTCATGATCCATAAGCCATGGGGTTTCGCGGGCGGCGATGCAGATGACATGCGCGACTATGCCGACCTGCTCGACAAAGTCGAAAGTGTTCTTATCCCGGCCTACGCGGCCAAAACAGGCAAATCTCATGATGAGATTGCCGCCATGCTGGAAGACGAAACCTGGCTTACCGGCGAAGAGTGCCTGGCTCAGGGTTTTGCCGACCAGGTGACCCCGTCACTGCAGGCGATGGCCTGTATCCATTCAAAACGTATTGAGGAATTTGAGAAGATGCCAAAAAGCATTCGTAATATGGTCACCCCGCCGCGCAACACCGCCACCCGTGATCCGCAAAACCCCGCGACGCCGGATGCACCACAGAATCCGGTAAACGCCGACACCATCCGCGCCCAGGTGATTGCAGAACAGCGTGAACGGCTCAACGGCATTAATGATCTGTTTGCCATGTTCGGCAATCGCCACCAGGACCTGCAGGCGCAGTGTATTGCCGATCTGGACTGCACCGTTGAGCAGGCCAAAGACAAGTTGCTGGCGGAGCTCGGCAAAACAGCAACCCCTTCCAACAAAACCAGCACCACCCATATCTATGCGGGTAACGGGAATATCGTGGGCGATGGTATCCGCCAGGCGCTGATGGCCCGTGCCGGTTACGAAGAAATGTCGCGTGATAATGTTTATAACGGTATGACGCTGCGTGAGCTTGCGCGCATGTCCCTGACCGAACGCGGTATCGGTGTGGCGAGTTACAACCCGATGCAGATGGTCGGATTTGCGCTGACGCACAGCACTTCTGACTTCGGTAATATCCTGCTGGACGTTGCCAATAAAGCGCTGCTGCAGGGCTGGGAAGAAGCCGAGGAAACCTTCGAACTGTGGACCAAGAAAGGTAGCCTGAGCGACTTCAAGACCGCGCATCGTGTAGGTATGGGGGGCTTCTCGTCTCTGCGCCAGGTCCGTGAAGGTGCAGAATATAAATACGTCACCACAGGTGATAAAGGCGAAACCATTGCGCTGGCGACCTATGGTGAGATCTTCTCCATTACCCGCCAGGCCATCATCAATGATGACCTGAACCAGCTTACCGATGTTCCTACCAAAATGGGGCGCGCGGCGAAAGCCACCATCGGCGATCTGGTTTATGCGGTACTGATTGAAAACCCGAAACTGTCAGACGGCAAGGCACTGTTCAGCGCCGATCACAAAAACCTTTCTACGGGTGCTATCGATGTCACCAGCCTCGATAAAGCGCGCCAGCTGATGCGGGTACAGAAAGAAGGGGAACGCTCGCTTAATATTCGCCCGGCTTACGTGCTGGTGCCGACGGTGCTTGAAACTGTAGCCAGCCAGACCATTAAGTCTGCCAGCGTTAAGGGCGCCGACGTTAACGCCGGTATCGAAAACCCGATCCGGAATTTTGCAGAAATCATTTCTGAGCCCCGTCTTGATGATGCTGATCCAGCAGCGTGGTACCTGGCCGCCCGGAAAGGCAGCGACACCATTGAGGTTGCCTACCTGAACGGCGTCGATACGCCGTATATCGATCAGCAGGAAGGTTTCACGACAGACGGTGTGGCCACCAAGGTGCGTATTGACGCGGGTGTGGCGCCGCTCGATTACCGCGGTCTGGTCAAATCCTCCGGGAAATAATCTCACCCCTGTAGTTCCCGTGGCCCGTCAGGGCTTTTTTATGTCTGAAAATCGGCTCCGCAAGGGGCCGTGGAGACTTGCATGAAAAATTATCTTCAGGATGGCAATACCATCGCCATCACTAACAGTGGCGCTTCAGCAATCCTCAGTGGCGCGCCCGTTGTAATCAGTGACGTTGTCGCAGTGGCAATCGTTGATATCGCACCCGGTGAAACCGGCGACGGGCGCACGACCGGTGTCGTGATCCTGCCCAAGCTGGCCGCAGATGATATCGCCCAGGGTAAGGCGGTATATATCAAAGGCGGAAAAATCCAGCTGGATGCGACCGGAGCGGTACCAGCCGGCAAAGCCTGGGAAGCTGCCGGCGCGAATACCACTTCAGTCGCGGTAAGGCTGAATGGCTAACCGCTTCCGGCAAATGGTGGCGCGCATGGACGCCGCCACTGTCCGGCAGATGGGAGAGCGTGTGCTGATTAATGGCACGGGGTATGACGCCATAGAAAGCCAGTTCGTGGCTGAAATGGGGCCGGTAGCCGGTGAAAGTCTGTCCCTCGTTGTGTTTTCGGAGTCACTGAAACCGCGCCGGCATGATGTCGTCATCTGGAAGGGTGAGACGTACAAAATTACCCGTCAGCAAACGTTCAACGGAAAGCCGCAAATCTGGATTGAATAAGGGGGCAGCATGTCCATCAAAGGACTTGAGCAGGCTATCGCCAATCTTGAAAGTATCAGTAAAACCGCGGTACCGCGCGCATCCTCTCAGGCTGTTAACCGCGTGGCCGTGCGGGCTGTCAGCCACAGCACCCGGCGCGTTGCGGGACAGACGAAAGTACCCAGGAAGCTGGTTAACCAGCGTGCCCGCCTGAAGAAAGCCACCATCCGTAAACCGATGGCTACCATCCGGGTTAACCGCGGAAATCTTCCCGCCATCAAACTGGGCGTCGCCAGCGTCAGGCTTTCCCGCCGCAGGCGTGACGTATCCGGTGCCGGCAGTGTGCTGCGTATCGGTAAGTTTTCTTTTCCCGGCGGTTTCATTCAGCAACTGAAAAACGGGCGCTGGCATGTGCTTCGCCGCACCACCAGGGCGCGATATCCGGTTGAGGTGGTCAGTATCCCGCTGGCAGTACCCTTAACCACGGCGTTTAAGGAAGAAAGTAAGCGGCTGACCGAAACCGATTTGGCTAAAGAAATGGCCGCCGCGCTTCGCAACCAACTGAGGCTGATAGTCACCAAATGAAACACCCTTTGATTCGTAAAGCTGTGCTTGACGCCCTGAAAGCCGGTAATGCTCAGGCGGTGACCTGGTTTGATGGACGTCCGTCCGTACTGGACGCGCAGGATCTGCCGGCGGTCGCTGTTTATCTCACCGATGCAGAGTCTTCCGGCGAATCCGTTGACGAAGATATGTGGCGAGCGACGCTGCATATCGAAGTATTTCTGAAAGGGGATGACACCGATTCGGCACTGGATGAATGGATGGAAAACAACATTTATCCGGTCATGGCCAGCATTCCCACGCTTTCCGGCGTTCTCGAAACCATGTCTGCCCGGGGCTACGACTACCAGCGCGATGACGAAATGGCGACGTGGGGCTCGGCGGACCTGCAATATTCTATCTCTTATGTGATGTGAGGAAATTATGCCAACACCAAACCCTCTTGAACCCGTCAAAGGCGCAGGCACCACGTTCTGGGTGTACACCGGTTCCGGCGATCCCTATGCAAACCCACTTTCTGACACGGACTGGACGCGCACGGCAAAGGTTAAAGAACTGACGCCGGGGGAACTGACGGCGGAGTCTTATGACGATACTTATCTTGACGATCCCAACGCAGACTGGACGAACACCGCACAGGGTGAAAAGTCCGCTGGCGAAACCAGCTTTGTGCTGGCCTGGAAGCCGGGTGAGTCCGGGCAGCAGGGGCTGGTTGACTGGTTCTATGCAGGTGATGTGCGCGCCTACAAAATTAAATTCCCCAACGGTACGGTTGATGTGTTTAAGGGCTGGATCAGCAGCCTGGGAAAAACCATTCCGGCAAAAGAAGTGATTACCCGCAGCGTGAAGATCAGTAACAACGGCAAGCCAAGCCTGGCGGAAGAAACCCGAACCCCCGTTACTTTGGTGACCGGCGTGACGCTGAGCAAAACCACGCTTGCGTTGGCGGTTAATGCTTCCGATTCACTGAATGTCACGGTTAACCCGGCTGGTGCGACCGATAAAACTTTCCTGGCTTCGTCTTCCGACCGTGCGAAAGCGACTGTAACTGTGGCTGGCAATGTCCTGACCGTTAAGGGCGTGGCCGCTGGCCAGGCGGACATCGTGGTGATGACCAGTGACGGCCAGTTCATTGCAATCTGTAAAGTCACCGTTTCCTGAGCCATGGGGCGCAAGCCCCTTTTACGGAGTCAATATGTCAAAGTACCTGAAGTCTGGCCTGTTTAAGTATGCTGATCATGAAATTACACTGTTTGAGCTGTCTGCTTTACAGCGTATTGAGCACCTGCAGTTTATTGCCAGTGCAGAAAAAGAACTGCCGGAAGATGCTGACGAGAAAACGCTTTACCCACTTCTGGTGGAGCAAAATATTCGCCTCGGCGCCCGACTTGTTGCGATGTCGCTCTGGCAGGCCGACCCCGCTAAAGGCGATGTTGAAAAACTGCATCAGGACATTCTGTCCGGCTGGCCGATCAACATGATCGGTGCCGCCGATCGGTTCGTGAAAATGCTGTCAGATATGTTGCCGGAGGAGTCGCCAGAAAATGCCGGGGTACAGGAAGAAGCTGAAGCGCCTGATGCGGAAAAGTCCTCGCCGGCGAGCTGAATTTTGTCATGAAGCTGGCGAGGGAATTTCGACGCCCGGACTGGCGCCAGATGCTTGCCGGCATGTCATCTTCAGAACTGGCTGAGTGGGGGCGTTTCTACCGCGAACAGTATTTCGAAAACGATCTGCAGGATGTTCATTTTTCCCGCCTGAGCCATCTTATTATTTCCCTCATGTGTAAGGACACGGAGCTGACTCCCGCCAGCTTCAGTCTTCTTAATCCCCCTGATTTGGTTACCGAACAGGATGACAACACCATGATGTCTGTTGCTGAAAGTCTAGGAGGAGTGCGCTATGGCCCAGTCGGTGGGTGACCTGATCGTTAATCTCGATCTGAATTCGCCAAAATTTAATGAGCAACTGGCTTACAGCGGAAAGAAACTCAGCGAACTGGGTAAGGCTGCAACCGCTGCCGCCGACCAGGTGGATCGGGCGTTTAACCGGCAGGAAGCCGCAGCACGGCGCGCAGGTATGTCAGTGGGAGCATACAGTAATGCTGTACGAATGCTGCCAGCTCAGTTTACCGATATTGCCACGCAGCTGGCCGGTGGCCAGTCTCCGTTCCTGATCCTGCTTCAGCAGGGCGGTCAGGTGAAAGACAGTTTCGGCGGCTTTGGGCCAATGTTTCAGGCGCTGCGCGATGCGCTCTTCGGCTTTAGTGGTGATGTGCAGAAATCCACGGATGAAGCGAGCGACAGCGCGGGTGAACTTGCGGAGAGTTTTAATAACGCCTCCGATGCTGCAGAGAATCTTGGCAGAGCACGCGGATTTATCACGCCGTTTAATGTGGCGCTGGCTGCTGTTGCGGTTACAGCCGGGCTGATGCTGTATTCCTGGTACCGCAGTAATTCACAGCTCTCCGATTTCAATAAAACACTGGTGCTTTCCGGCAATACTGCTGGCCTGACTGCCGAAAGAATGCTGATGGTGAGTAAAGCCGCCGCCAGCGCCGGGATTACCTTCTCGGCTGCCGCCGGGACGTTAACGGCTCTGGTAAATGCTGGTGTTGCTGCAGGCGCTAATTTCGAGCGTCTTTCAGTGAGCATTACTGAGTTCGCGGACAAAAGCGGTCTCGAGATTGAGGATGTGGCCAGGGCGTTCGGAAAACTGACCAGCGATCCCACATCCGGCCTGATTGCCATGGCGCAGCAGTTTCATAACGTGACGGCTGAACAGATTGAGCATGTGGCACAGCTCCAGCGCTCCGGCGATGCTGCAGGCGCACTGAAAGCTGCAAACGACGCGGCGACTGAAGGTTTTGAACGGCAGACCCGTGCCATTGAAGGCAATATGGGCACGCTGGAGCGTGCGGCAAACACAGTCGGCGACGCCTTTAAGTCGATGTGGGACAAAATCCTTGATATCGGTCGCCCTGATACCGGTGCAGAGCTGCTTAAAAAGGCGCAGCAGCAGTTCGATATCGCCCAGAACAACTTCAATAAATTCGCGACCGGCCCGGGCGTGTCTGACGCGCTGCGCAATCAGTATCAGAAAGTGCTGGACCGTACCCGTATCAGTTTACAGGCGGCACAGCTTCAGGCCGATCTGCAGACTGTTTCCGCAGAAAGCGCTGAAGCTCAGTCTGTTGCCGAGCGGGACAGACTGAAATATGCCACACAGGCGCAGGCCAGTTATGAGAAAACCCAGTCCGCGCTGGACAAATACACCACTAAACAGAAGGAACTGAACAAGGCCCTGCAGGAAGGGCGCATCCTTCAGGGAAGCTACAACACCCTGATGGCTGCAGCGAAAAAGGAATATGAGAGCTCCCTTAAAAAGCCCGCCAAAACCACCACGCCCGGTGGTATTAAAGCGTCAGATTCGATCAGCGCTCAAACACTCGAACTCCAGACACAGCTGGAGGTGTTGCGTCAGCACCGTGGTCTGAATGACACCATCAGCCAGCAGAGACAGAACCTCTGGAAAGAACAGGCCAGGTTCTCGGTTCTGGAGCAGGCCGCGAAAACCCGCGCACTGACGGCTGACGAAAAGTCCCTGCTCAGCAATAAAGAGCAGATACTGGCGCAGGCTGAAATCAATGCCCGCCTGGGTGATCAGATCTCCATTCAGGAGCGCCTCAATAACCTACAGGACAGGGCGCAGAAATATACGACGCAGATGGGTGAAAAAACCCGGGCACTGACGGAAAGTACCGGGCTGAGTAGCCGTAAAACGCAGCGCCGTCTGGAAGAAGCACAACTGCTGCAGGGCTGGAAAAATGCAGGGGGTACGGAAACGGACGAAGGGTACCGGCAGGAGCTGGAGTCGCTCAGGAATTTTTACGCGGCTCAGGATGAGTTACGCGGTAACTGGCAGGCAGGGGCACGAACCGCATGGGCTAACTATGTTGATTCAGCTTCTGACGCGTACGGCCAGATGGAATCATTAGCCTCTACTGCGTTTGACGGTATCAGTGAAAACATGGCAGCAATGCTCACTAACGGTAAAGCAAGCTGGTCAGATTTTACGCGATCAATTATGTCCATGCTTACCCAAATACTGATGAAGCAGGCGCTGGTGGGAATGGTGAATTCGGCCACGACTGCAATGGGCTTTGCCACCGGCGGTTACACAGGATCCGGGGGGAAATACGAGCCTGCAGGGGTGGTTCACCGGGGCGAGTTCGTATTTACCAAAGAAGCAACCAGCCGCCTCGGTGTGGGCAATCTCTATAACCTGATGCGGGGTTACGCTTCGGGTGGTCTTGTCGGTGGTGGGTCAACAGCCGTCGCCGCGCCTTTTGGTGTCAGCGTCTATGCGCCTGTTTCCGTCACCTCCCCGCAAAATGAAACGAAGCAACCTCCCGGAGACCAGCTCGGGCGGGCTTACCAGCAGGTCATTACGCAGGCTGTTAATGATGGCATTGCTAAAGCAGTGCGTCCTGGCGGCCTGATCTGGAACGCAACCAGAGGCAGATAAATCATGGCTATCGAAACTTTTCCCTGGTCGATTCAGTCGGCCAGTCAGCCCACAACCAAAAGCACCGACACGATCCGCAAGGTTCAGTTTGGCGAAGGTTATACGCAGGTTAGCGGCTCAGGGCTGAACAGCGAGACCCTGACCTACGAATATTCCTTTACCGGGCGACCAGATCTGGGACTGCAGATTTATGCTTTTCTACGGCGACATAAAACAAAATCCTTTTCGTTTAAGCCGCCATTTGGGGAGCTCGCCTTATGGCGGGTTGAGGCTGACAGCCTTCAGAAGGTCATAAAGAGCAAAACGGTAATGACAATTACTGCAACCTTTGAACAGGCTTTTGCGCCATGATTAACAGCGATTACCAGAAACTCGAGCCGGGCGATACAGTCCGGCTTTTTTCTGTCGACGGCACGGCATTCGGCGTGGGGGAGGTAATGCGCTTCCACAGTCACAGCATTCCCCATTCTGAAGCTGAAATACTTTCCGCCGGCGGTAATGAATCAAAACTGGCAGCAAAAAGCATCTGGTGGCAGGGGCTGGAATATAAGGCCTGGCCGTGCGAGATTGAGGGAATAGAAAAATCGACGGGTGGCGAAAGTGCGCAGCCTGTCCTTCGTGTTGCCAACCTTGATGGTTCTATCACGGCGCTGTGCCTGGCGTATGACGATATGCTGCAGGCGAAGGTCTCGATCCATGACACGCTGGCGCAATACCTTGACGCACGTAACTTTCCCGGCGGAAACCCGACCGCAGATGCCACGCAGGAAAAACTGCAGGTCTGGTATATCGACGCGAAAACCTCTGAAACCAACGAGGTGGTAGAGTTTGCGTTATCCAGCCCGATGGATTTGCAGGGGCTGATGATCCCGACACGCCAGCTTCACTCCCTCTGCACCTGGTGTATCCGTAACAAATACCGTACCGGTGATGGCTGTGATTACGCCGGGACGCGCTATTTCGACAAAAACAATAATCCCGTGGATGACCCGTCCCGCGATGAATGCAACGGCACACTGACCGCCTGCAAACTGCGGTTCGGTGAAGGTAACGAGCTGCCGTTCGGCGGCTTCCCGGGCACTTCTTTGATCCGGAGCTGACATGCGCAAGAAGACCATTGAGGCCATCATTGCCCACGCTGAATCAGAATACCCACGGGAGTGTTGCGGGGTGGTGGCGCAGAAAAGCAGGGTGGAAAAATATTTCCCGTGTCGCAATCTCGCAACTGAACCCACTGAACATTTCCACCTTTCACCGGAGGATTACGCCACGGCGGAAGAGTGGGGCACGGTCACCGCCATCGTGCACAGTCATCCCGACGCCACCACACAGCCGAGCGAACTGGATAAGGCGCAGTGTGATGTGACGGCGCTGCCCTGGCATATCGTCAGCTGGCCGGAAGGTGATTTACGGACCATTATGCCGCGGGGGGAAATTCCACTCCTGGAGCGCCCGTTCGTGCTGGGCGTTTACGATTGCTGGGGTCTGGTTATGAGTTATTTCCGCCAGAAATGCGGCATTGAGCTGGCGGATTACCGGGTGGATTACCCCTGGTGGGAAGATCGATACCCGGATAACTTTTACCAGGATAACTGGTACGAATGCGGATTCCGGGAGTTCACCGGCGCGCCGCAGCCGGGCGACGTGGTTATCATGCAGGTTCAGTCGAATAAGTGGAATCACGCTGGAGTATTGCTGGAAGGAAACATGCTTCTTCACCATCTGTACGGGCATCTCAGCCAGCGGGTGCCTTACGGTGGTTACTGGATAGAACGAACAATGAAGATTTTACGCCATAAGTCTCTGTGCTAACCTTCATGAAAAATAAATGAAGGAACCGGAACATGAGAAAATTTTTATTGGCTCTTTTAGCTTTAGGCGTGGCTGGATGTTCAACTTCCGGTTTGGAGAAAGATTCGCCAATATTCGCGGGACATTCGTCTAAATCACCTGATGAGTTCAATAAGTGTTTAGCTCCGAAATGGGTGGATCTAAAAGCATCATCAACAAGCATTCCAACAAGTACTGGATTTCAAATATCTTCATCAGATGAATGGTTTGGTACTGTCTCATTGGTTAAAATTGATAAGGCATCGGATGGCGGTTCTGATATAAAAGTCTACGCCTTATCCAAAGGCTGGAACGATCCTTGGGGAAGCGCCGCGCGTTTATGTCTTTAATCTATTAATACTTATCAAAACCACCTAAGGGTGGTTTTTTTATTTTTGGAAAAGTCATGACAATTATAACTGACGAAAAAATGGTGACCATTGAATTATATGGTCAACTTGGGAAGTTATTTGGTAAATCCCATACAAGGTTAGTTCGTACCAATGCAGAGGCTATTCACGCACTTTGTAAAACAATAGATAATTTTGAACGATTTCTTAATAGCAGTAAATTGAGAGGGTTAACTTTTGCGATATATAGAGGTAATAAGAATATCGGCTTGAATGATATGGGGTTCCCTGTAACAGAGGAAGTCATAAAAATTGTTCCTCATATTATTGGAAGCAAAAAAGCTGGCGCTTTACAGACGATTCTAGGAGCTGTGTTGGTGGTTGTTGGGGTTGTTATCGGATATTTCGCTGGGTGGACAGGTGTTGGCTGGGCAATTGGTTCGAAAATGGCAATGATGGGTGGGGCAATGATGTTAGGGGGGGTTGTTCAAATGTTATCCCCTCAACCCGCCGGACTCGCCAGCAAACAGGACGCCGATAACCGGGCATCTTATGCGTTCGGCGGCGTGACAAACACAGCCGCCCAAGGTTATCCCGTTCCGATTGGATACGGAAAACGCCGTATTGGTGGCGCGATTATTTCCGCCGGAATTTACGTCGAAGATCAGCAATAACCCCCACCTTTTATTTCCTCACTGTTACCGCCGCCTGGCGGTTTTTTTATGGGCGCAACATGGCAAAACTCATTAAAGGGCGCAAAGGCGGCGGCTCTAAACAGCGCACGCCCACAGAACAGCCGGACGATCTCCAGTCGGTGGCAAAAGCGAAAATACTTATCGCCCTGGGCGAGGGGGAGTTTGCTGGTGGGCTGACAGGGCGCAATATTTTTCTTGATGGTACCCCGATTGAAAACCCGGACGGCTCCCGGAACTTTTCCGGCGTCGCCTGGGATTTCCGTCCCGGTACCCAGGCGCAGCCCTATATTCAGGGTATGCCCGGATCAGAAAACGAAATCAGTGTAGGTACGGAGGTATCCAGTGCCACCGCCTGGACACGCACGTTTACCAACACGCAGTTATCTGCCGTTCGCCTGCGTATCAAATGGCCGTCACTTTACCAGCAACTGGATAACGGGGATCTGGTGGGCAATTCGGTTGCTTATGCAGTTGACCTGCAGACTAATGGTGGAGCGTGGCAGACTGTTATCAGTACGGCTGTAACCGGGAAAACCACCACAGGTTAC